TCTGTTTAGGTGTCCGCATCAGCGTCACCTCCTGCTGTGACAATCCAAACCCGGTGAGAACCCCATCCAGACCAGCTCAGAGCCTCTGCATGGGTGTTCACCGACACGTCCAGCTTGTTACCTACCACAGCACTCCCGGTGTCCTGAACGACCCGGAGACCTACACCCTCGATATAGACCACCGTGCCGTAGGGCAGGATGCTGGTGTCAGCTGCCACGGTCACGCCCGGCTGCACCTTTGCGCCGCTGGATGTAATTCCGTGTCCCTCGCCGCAGATGTGGACGTATTCTTCGGCACAATAGGCCGTGCAGCTGAACGACCCGGCGTATGTAAGGGTCAAATCGGTCTGGGCGTTCAGCTCTGCGGTCAGGTTATCTACCTCGGTCTGAAGCCGGCCGACATTTTCCTCCGCGTCAATAGCCCGCATCTGCCAGTTCTGGAAGCGGCTGGCGTAGATGTCCCGCTCGATTTCCAGCTCGTCTACTCGCCGGGAGTAGGCCGTGCTTGCGAGGATGCAGCCAACCATTGCGCACGAAACGCCCACAATCAGGCTGTGAAAAGGACTTTTCCGCCTCATGCCGTGCCACCTCCAATCTGCGCCGGAGCTGCCCCACCGGGCAGGGCCGGGGGCTGCAAGCTCTCGATGGGGGCGTCGGCCACGGTCCGGTCGAACCCCGGCCGGACGAACTGCCGCAGATCTGCTGTGCTCCGGCTGGAAAAAATGTCGCTCAAATCTTCCGGGGAGCCAGCCCACCGCTGTACTGCCACCGGGAGAGCCGCAAAGATTTCAGTATTGCGGCGCTTCAAATCGTCGCGGTTCAGCTTGCCATCAGCCGTAATCAGGCCACCGATGTGCATATAGTAAAGGTTTGCTTCGATTTTCCGTGCGGCCACAGCAGCGTCGTTCCAGAGGTCGTTCGCCGTTGGACGCCCAACATCCTGAATCTTGCGGATTTCCGCACACCAGTCCACAAGGAGCTGGTTCTGATAGCGGCAGACCGTCAGCGCTTTTACAAGAGCCGCCGAAACCACATCGTCCGGGATTTCTTTCAGTGCAGCGGCGTAGACTTCCGCTCGTGCTGTACGCTCATCGGTCGAGAGTTCCTTCCCGAAATACCGCTCAATGCGCAGCATTGAGCTTTTCAAACATTCAACTGTCATTTGAGCCTCCAAAAATAAAATCGTAGTCCTCGGCGGCGGACCGCTTCGGCTTCTGGTCTGCTGCTGGTTTGCGCCGCTGGTCACGCGCCTGTACATCACCAAGGGTTTTTACACCCTCGTTTTTCCAAGCCTTCAAGATTCCATTGACGTAATTCCACCTGCGAACCCCTGACAGGGCAGCTTTTTTGATTGCCAGCAGGATGAGGTCATCCGTGAATACCTGCCGCCATTGGAGCAGGGATTCTTTCGCCGCCGGAGGAAAGCTGCCGATGTTGTCCTCAAAGGACTGGATGATCTCGGCCAGTCCGGGGTCGGCAGCCAGAGAACCGCGGCTATCGTTATCTCTATCTCTTATATCTTTATCTCTTATCTCTATTCTCTTATCTCTTATATCTGTATGGACAATGTCCACAGCGTTGTCCTCGACACTGTCCGCACACTGTACCGGAATTTGTCTGCGGCGATTCTCACGCTGCATCCGCTTCTGTGCGCTATAATCAGTTTCGCTTCCAACCATCTCGGCGTGGTTTACGAGAACCAGCGTTCCGTCCTGTTCCTCGTAAATCAGACCGAGCTGTTTATATAAGCCAAGAGCAACACGGATGGTGTCCAGCGTGAAGTATTTGCAGTCACGCTGAATCTTCCCAATATCGAACGGAACGATGATATCGCCTATCTGACAGGTAAGGCGGCCATCCGTATTGATTGTTTTGAGACAGAGCATTTGATATAAGACAACATAACTGGCACCGTTTGGCTGGCTCATCAGGAAATCGACCACTTCCGAATTCATGAACGAATCCTTGAGCTTTATCCAGTAGTATCTCTTACCAGTTGCCATCAGCAGCCCCCTTAGAACGGAAGGTCGTCGCTATCGTCGATGACCGAGAAATCGTCCGGGTTGCCCTGCGAGTAGCTGGGCTGCTGCCCGCCGGGGGAACCCTGCTGCCACTGCTGCCGCTGGCTCTGGGTGGCGAAACCCATCTGCTGCGGCTGCTGGTTCTGATAAGACGGCTGCTGGTAGGACTGCTGGTAGCCCGGCGGCGGTGCCTCACCGCCATCATCCACTCGCTGCTCCGTTTTGGGGCCGCAAAAGTGAATCTTCTGGACCACAAACTCGGTGGCGGTGCGCTTCTGACCGTTCTTGTCCTCGTAGGATCGGGTCTGGCACTGGCACTCCACAAGAGCCGTGCTGCCCTTGCGGAAATACTGGCAAACGAACTCTGCCGTTTTACGCCATGCCACGAAATTCAGCCAATCGGTAGCCCGCCGGCCATCCTGACCGACATTGTCCCGGTCAACGGCCATGCGAAAGCTGGCGACTGTCAGGCCGCTCTGTGTGGTCCGCATTTCAGGATCAGCAGCGAAGCGGCCCTGAAATGTGCAATTATTCAGCATTGGGAGCCTCCTGAATTTCAGGGTGGCAAGCCGGATGAAGCAAGTCACGCATTGCGGTCACAAAGGAACCGATGTCGTAATAGGCGCAGAGGCCGACTCTGCCATAGATGATTTTCAATTCAATTTCCGCTGTCAGCAGTCGGTTGTATTCATCCAAGGGAATAGTAACTGATGCTGTTCTGCTTAAAGCTGTGTCCGCCATAACTGGCTCCTTTCTTCTCGCAGGATGCGGACCACCTTGCGGCACTGGTCCACATCGAACATTCCAATATGCGTAAATTCAATCGGGGTGCCCATCTTCTCGGACAGCCAGCGGTAGGCCTCATTCCGGCGGCCACGGTAGGGACCGTATTTCCAGAGCGGGTCAAATGCTGCATGAGCTGCCTTTTTCCAGTTGCGCAACTCCGAATTTGCCAAGCGGCCAAGGGGCTTGTCAGACCCCTTGTGTACGCCGACATAGGCACCGCAGCGAGGGCAGAGGTAAATCATGCCGAAGCTGTGGCCGTGGTAAACCACAGAACTGTCTACGAAGTCTGCGGGCGTTCCGCAGTAGTCGCAGATGACGATTCGGCCTTTCATCGTGACCATTCCTCCTTGTACCGGGCCAACTGCTCCGGGGTATCCGTCTCGATACCCAGAGCCTTGGCTTCATCAATCGCACCGTCAATCAGGTGTGAAAATTCTTTCGTGTCCATCTTGCTGGTGTCCTTGTAAACCAAGTAGCAGTTGAACCATTTTCCGTCCTCTTCCCGCACATCAAAGCAGCGGGTGTATTTGTAGAGGTCGTGAACATCCACGCTGACCGGAAGTTTGAAGCCCACGGTGCAGCCATCCTTATCTCTCGCAACCGTTCCGTAGGCCACAACCAGCCGCTCTTTCACAAGGTCGTCCGATTCGCCAGTTTCGGCGGCAATCTTGTTGACCAGAACATGGAAGTAGGCGTTTGCACTGTGGCTGCGCTTGTTGCGGTGCTTCTTGATTTCAATGTCCAGCAGCGGCTCCTGATTCAGCTTGTCCCACAGGTTTCGGAAATCGGAATCAACTTCCAGCGTGATGCGCTGCTTGCGGTTCAGGCTGAAACTTATATCCACGAGCCGCCCGGTCATAAGGCTTTCCAGTGCTCCTTGAACTCGGCCATCAGCCCATAGGCATCCAGCCAGTCAAAGAAATCCGAAATGATGGGGCGAATATCCGGCGTTTCGTCCCTGCGGTAGCACTCCGTCCAGACATCCATGCCATTGCTGACAAGGTAGGAAAACTGCTGTGCCTCCGGGATGAGCAGCATATAGGTGGGGTGCTGAGTGCTGGAATAGAATTTCCCGCGCTCATAGCCCTTACTGAACTTGATGTCGTAGATGGTGCCAGCCTTGAGGGCATCGAGGCGGCCATACAGGACCACATCCATACCGCGCACCCGAATGGTTTTGCGGGACTTAAACTGCAACTGCCCGCCTTTGATGATGGCGGCAATCTGCCCGGCGGCCCAGTTCCACGGATTATTGGGGTCGTCGCGGCCGTTGACAATGGAGGTCACAAGGTTCTCAAAGTCAATTCCGTTCTGCATAGCCTCCGTCCGGGGCGTAGGCTCCCGGCGCAGGACCAGCATAAACTCTGCCAGCGGGTCGCCCTCGGTGGTCAAATCCTCGTAGGGATTCTCCCGGATGAGGTGCAGCCACGAGGACAGCAGCGAATGAGTAACAAGGTATGCAGCCATTACTGTGCCTCCTCTGCGGGCTTGTACTGGGCAGCGGCCGTATCAAAAGTCAGGCCGAGAGCGGCAATCTTAGCTTTCCACTGGGCATTCAGTTCCTGACGGGAAGTCAAGTGGTGCTGCAGAGCCTTGAACGGCGGCATGGCAGCGTTGGCGGTGTCGGCATCCTTGATGCCAGCAATAATCTTGCTGCCCTCTTGCATGACCTGCTCGTAGGCTTCGTTCTCCTTGGCATTTGCAGCCACTTCCTCGGCGGCCTTGCTGTTGTACTCCTCAAACAGTTTGGTCAGGAAGTCGTTCGGGCTGCCGGGGCCGAGGGCGGGAATCTTATAGACACCGTGGATGCCGCGGGTGCCCTTGGCAAAATACTTCTCACAGTTGGAGAAACCAATGGTGCGGTCGTTGCCGTACATTTCCACGAAGCCGCCCAGATCCATAGGCTCCCACACATTGTTCTTGGTCTGGCCCTCAACCTTGATGCGGAGACGGGTGTTATCGCCGTCCTTTTCCTCGGTGGCGTGGAAGACCACCACGATGTTCTTCTTCAGCTCGTAGAAGCAGTAGTCCATCAGCCGGACGAACTCGCGGCCAACAAAGCCATAGCCCTTGAGGGACAGACTGCCGTCCCGCTGACCATACTTGGGGTTCTGCTTGATGGCCCACAGGCCCATCAGGGTGATAAGCTTGCCGGCGGTATCGAACACCAGCGTCTCGAAGTCCTTGAGGTTCTCCGGCTTCAGGTCATTCAGAATTTCGTCATAGCTGCGGGGCTGGATGTACGGCATACGGTAGCGAGGCTCGATACGGTCAATGCCGAAGTCGCAGTCGATGTGCAGCGGGCGGGGTGCGGACAGGGCCAGCGTAGACTTGCCGATGCCGGGATAGCCAGCAATAAGCATCCGAATCTTCTTTGCGCCGTCCTGAATGTCGTTGGGATTGCGAATCATAATGTTTACTCCTTTTCAGCTGATAGGTTTACTTGCGAAACATGACGTACTTGCCGGTGGTGCGGTTGACCAACTCCATGAAGTCCGGGCCATCCCGGACACAGAGGTACAGGCGGAAGTCCCAGCCCTGTGCGGAAAGGGCTTCTTTCTGCTTGCGGGTCAGCTTTTTACCTCTCACTTTCAAAAAATCACCCCCTCCTCGGCCTTATTGACAGCGATGTTCAGCGTGATGGTCTCCCGGCAGCGGAGGCCGAAGTTGCCGCCCGGGCCGAACATCTTGGTTTTCTCGAACTCCCTTGCGCTGTACACGCTGGAGCAGTTCAGGATATTGGGAATGCGGTCGGGATGCACTGCCCGGAATGCCTGACACGCCATCTGGTAGTTGGGTGCCCAAACCTCCGTCCACCCACCGCAGTACGGCTGGACATCATCGGAACCGTAGGTGAAGTAGAATTTTTCCAGATCCATCATTCGGCCTCGCTTTCGTCCTTGATGCTGATGCCGAGCGCGAAAAGCAAGAGAATCAGGTTGGTTTTATCATCCTCGGTCAGGCTCACAAAATCACGCTCGCCGTCCACAAAGCCCTCGCCGAGAATCACGGCGTTGCCAGCAATGGGCTGACCGTGTTCCGGCGTGCCATAGAGGATGCTGGCAATGTTATTGACGGGGGAGCCTTTCAGCAATCCCTCATCATCTACCACCATGCAGAGGCCTTCCGGCAGATACTTGGGATGAACCACCTCGATGTAGCCGCCGACCTCTTTCTGGAGGTTATCCAGCAGCGGTTCGCCGAAGTCCTTGAGCTGAATCCGATTCTCAGTGTCAAATACCAATCCTTTCATAAAAATCACTCCTTTTCCGGGAAGCACTCGTTGACTTCCCATGCATCTGCGGCCTCTAAGCAGCGGTCGCAGCCAACGATTGTGCCATCATCGGTGCGGTAGATGGTATCGCACCTCTGGTGGCAGAGGGGGCACACAGGAGGCTCAGGGTAGCCAGCTTCTTCGTCAGTCGGATACAGCATCCAGCACCTCCCGGAGCTTGCGCCCCATCCAGCGGCCTACGCCGTCGAACGTGCCGTTGCTGTCCAGCCAGACAAACACGGCCGCAACGACGGCAGTCAAAACAAACTGCGCCGCCGGGGCACGAGCTGCTGCCTGTTCAGCGGTGAGGCCGTACACGGTCATCAGGATCTTAATCACGTCTTGTTCTCCCCTTTCTTTCTTTGTTGGTAGGCCTCCCATGCGGCATCCAGCATGGCTTCTCCGTCCGGCATGGCCATGATTTTGAGGTAGAGCCTCTTGCAGCCCCGCGCCAGCCGGGCGGTATCTTCGGGGCTGATTTCATCCAAGTGGATGTGTGGAACGCTATCCATGTAAACCTCCGCTGTTCAGTTTAACTGAACTTACAGGGCAAAAAAATAGTCTGGGATATCCGACACTTCGATTTTTAGTGCCTGACACGCAGCTTCGATTTCGTCCTGTTTCCAGTCAACCTTACCGTTGAGTTTGAGAGATGTGGTGCGGTCCGACCATCCCATACTCTTGCCAAATGCCCCTCTGGTTCCGAAAATCTCAACGATTCGGCCCAGCAGCTTGTTATAGCTTCTCTGCATCGTTTTCACCTCTTTTCCGTTCGGTTCAGTTTAACTGAACTGTTCACACTTTACCACAACGATTTCTCCTTGTCAATACAAAAATTCACTTTTTTTGAACTTTTTGGCTGGAATACTTGAACTTTTATTTATACCATGATATGATGTAACCATACTGGAGGTGAACCAAATGAAGCCATCAACGACCGCAGAACGTCTGCAAGAAGCTATGAATATCAGAGGTCTGAAACAGGTTGATGTTTTGAGGCTTGCAGAGCCGTACTGCCGCGCTTACGGTGTCAATCTTGGAAAAACCGCTTTGACCCAATATGTTTCAGGGAAAATCGTTCCTCGGCAAGATAAGCTAACCATCTTGGGATTAGCCCTTGATGTTTCAGAGGTATGGCTGATGGGCTACGATGTTCCCATGGAAAGAAAAACTGCGCCCATCCCCATGGAAGAGGATGAGCGCAGTAAAGAGTTCGTCGAACTATTTAATCAGCTCAGCACCGAGCAGAAAAAGGCCGTTCTTTATGTTATGAAAGGCTTTTTAGAAAAGCAATGACACGTTCTTGATCTTCTGCTGACAGATGCAAGAACAGTTCAAGTGCCAGCATGGCGCGAAGCTGCTCTCGGACATCATCGGAATCGATGGAAACGTCCATAATATTCCGCTCCTTTCTGTAAAATTACTGCCAGCAGTTTATCTGATTATACCAGAATAGCACATGGTTTTCAGCCGTTTGTAAAATAATGCCAGAATGCGAGGGATAATTATGTTTTTGACTACAACTGACAACATACAAGGCAAAAATGTAACGGAATATTTGGGTATCGTAGCTTCTGTCATTCTGACCGTTATGCCTGGCGGCAACAAGATGATGGGGAATGCTATCGACAATTTCACGAAACAGGCGCAGGAGGATTTGGAAAGAAAAGCGGCCAAGCTTGGGGCGGATGCCGTTATCGGATTGAAATTTACCACGCAGGGCAACAACTTCATGCTGCTTGGAACGGCTGTGAAGTTAAGCTGATGGGTGTTTCTCTATGAATCTGAAAGAAATCGCATCGCGCTTGCAGGAATTTAAGAGTGTTTGTGTGACCGGGAATCCAGTCATGCTGAGAAATAGAACAGATTTTCTTGATATTATTTCTGCGTATGACTTGACTATGGACATGAACGTGTCAAAAAAGACAGGTCTTTTGATTGTGTGCAGCGACTCAATGCAAAAGAAAATCGACAGAGCGGATGCCCTGAATATTCCAATCGTTTCGGAGCAGCAATGGTTTGAACTCATGCCGGAACTTGAGGCCGCTGGAATGTGGAACGGAAAGCCAATTTCATTCGCGGATGACGATGGTATCTACCGTTTTGATGTGGGTGGTGATGGATAATGGCAAAAAAGAAGAAGCCCGCCGGGGGCATTGCCGTCATCTATGCCCGCTACTCGTCCCATAACCAAAGGGATGTTTCCATTGAGCAGCAGATCGAGGCGTGCCGGAAGCACGCTGCAGAACTCGGTCTGACCATTATTGCCACCTATGAAGACCGGGCGATCAGCGGTCGCACCGATAACCGCCCAGCATTCCAGCGCTTGATGCACGATGCTGAAAAAGGCAAATTCAGCTATGTGTTGGCGTGGAAGTCCAACCGCATGGGACGGAACATGATGCAGGCAATGGTGAACGAATCCCGCCTGATGGACTGCGGCATAAAAGTCTACTATGCCGAGGAAGATTTTGACGATTCAGCCGCTGGGCGGTTTGCCCTGCGCAGCATGATGAATGTCAATCAGTTCTATTCGGACAACCTCGCTGAAGACGTACGCCGCGGTCTGATGGATAATGCCAACAAGTGCATGGTCAATGGTCGGCAGCCTCTGGGCTACAAGCGGGGTAAGGATGGCAAGGTCGTGGTGGATGAGCCAGCGGCTGCCATCGTCCGGGAGGTCTATACTCGTGTCGCTTCCGGCGAGTTATTCACGGACATTGCCCGTGATCTGAACCGCCGGGGCATAAAAACGGCTGATAAAGGCGAATGGAATAAGAACAGCTTTCACAGGCTGTGTTCCAACGAGAAATACCGTGGCATCTACATATACGGCGATGTTCGCATCGAGGGCGGCATCCCGACCATCATTGATGATACCCTGTGGTACAAGGTACAGGAGGCACTCCGAGTGAAAAAACTGAAAAGGAATGGCCGTCACCGTCCCGGCGATGAGGACTATCTTTTGACCGGGAAACTCCGGTGTGGGAAGTGCGGTGGCTACATGATCGGAATGTCCGGCAGATCAAAGACCGGAGATATCCACTACTATTACGCTTGTCAGAACAGGCGTGTCGGGCGCACCTGTGACAAGAAGAATATCCGCCGGGATATTATCGAGCCAGCGGTAGCACAGGCCATCAAGGAATACTGTCTGACCGATGATGCCATCGAATGGATTGCCGATAAAACTGTGGAATACTGGGAGAAGGCAGACAGGAATCTCCAGCTTGATTCCATCGAGGGCGATCTGGCAGCTGTGCAGTCGTCTATCTCGAACGTGATGAAAGCCATCGAGATGGGTGTGGTCACAGAAACAACTCGTGACAGGCTCATAGAATTGGAAAAGCAGCGTACCGACTTGAAGTCAAAGCTGGCACTTGCCAAAGAGGAAGTTGTCCATGTTGACCGTAAGAAACTGATTTCCAGCCTGCTGCTTTTCAGAAACGGCGACATCCACGACCGCCAATATCAGGAAGACCTTTTCAAGACATTCCTGATATCCGTGTATGTCTATGATGACGATGACAACGGGCACTTAAAGATTGTATTTAACGCTTTCGGAGATAACGACACCGTTGATTTGCCTATTGATTTTGGTGAAACTGATAATCAATCAGCATTTTCCGATGGAGCGGAAAAGTTCGATTATTCTCTCCATCGGTCAACCAAAAAGACATCCGAACACTCCGGATGTCTTTTTTTGTCGTATCCGGGTTATGGAGTGCACTCCGCCCTTGCACACGAGAGGAGTATTGGACATGGAAAACATCAAGAAAAACTTCGGTTTTGGCTGT